TTACAATGAAGCTACGCAGGAGCAAAAGAAAGCCAGCTTTGCTAATCTTGAAGGCAAAATTATGATTGGTTAAACCAGCAAAAGCCTACACCAAAGCCTACACCACTACAGCATCATTCTTTAAAGTGTTCTAAAACAATAAATGAAACAAAATATAAAATCCCTATAAATCTAAAGCATTTTGAGAACATTTGCGGAATGATGTAGAAAAGTTATTTTATCCTGCAAGATAAAGATACAATTTTCGAGATGTGCACTTAGAAGTTGGATATGCGACTACAATTCCAACAAAATTGTACAATTTATCGGTCAAAAGTTCTGGTATGCTGCATAGTATTTTGAACCTTACACCAACTTTACACCAAATGAAAAAGACTTCCGATGTGGTTTTCAAATTTCTTACGAACCGTAAAAAATAGGCAAGCTGTAGATAACGGCTTGCCTATTTTTATTATGCTTGATTTTAAACTTGACAAATGATACAATAGAATAAGTTTATAAGACGGGAGAAAGAACAATTATGGATGTTGAAAAAGCAGCATATGATTTGCAACAGAAATATAGTAAACGCATGGAAAAGAAAATGCAAGGAAAACCACAAGCTGTTAAAATTATTATGTCAAGAACCTTCAGTAGTGCTATTATGATTTTACAGACCATAGCAGATATACCTTTTGAGAAACTGGCGTTTAGCATTTATGATTTTTGCGTAGATTTACAATTTAAAGAAATCGTTAGACTTTTTGATGCAGAACTTGAATTGGCTGGCATTAACCAAGAAAAATTTATCTTTGATTTGCACCCTTTCTACAACAAAGTATCAAACAAGATTAGAAAAGAAAACAAGTATCAGGAATTTGCTGAATACATTGGCATGGTAGTTAGATTGCATAGAGAAAAGAAAGAAAAGGTTGGCGAAAAAGTAGTTGACGCATATTTAAGTATGATACTGCAAACACTTGAATATTTAAGAAAAGATAAATTCGATCTTGATACCTGTGCTTATGGTGTAAGTACAAATGGTGAATTACTTATGGGGCCATATCCACTTGCCTATAGTGATTTACCCGGTATAGAATTTGAAGAAGCTATTAAAAACGGAAAGAAATTTAAAAGCCAGATGGAGGCTGAACAATTTGTATATGATTTATATGCAAAGAGAGGAATAACCGTAAAGAGTACAAATGATTTAGAGATTTTAGCACAGGCACAAAAAATACACGCTGTAACAACTACTGCGCTATTTCCTTTTATTAATGAATTTACCTTTGATATTGTTCCAGTACAATTTTATAGTTCTAATATACCACCACTGATGAATATGAAAGTATGTGGTTGCGATATTAAATTATTAAAAAGCAAATTACAACGCAGAAATCGCACCCTTCCAACAAACGGTGTTATATTTGAAATTAATGACGAATCCGGTGAACTTACTGGAGCATTGATGAAAGAGATAATGTATTATGATAGTATTTATCTACTTTACCGTTTAGATACTAATTACGGAAGTTTAGCTGGATACTATGATACAAAAGATAAATTTCTCTTTTCTATAACACAAGATGCAACTTCCAAAATACCATATCAAAATTTATCTGCTTTGATTTTATCAATGTATGCGTCACAGGTGTTGACTGGAATAGTTGATGATTACGATAGGAATTTTTTGCAAGATGATTGTCCAATTCAAATTAGAGCATTCAATAAAGGTGGTAAACTTCAAAATCAGTACAACGCCGATCCAAAAGCAAAGCACTTAACAATCAGAAATTTAGATGACTATAATAAAGAAGAACGTTATATCAATGTAATAATAAGAAAGTTACCAGAAGGAAAACAAGCATCTGAAGAAGCGAAACAATTAGCAGAACAATACGGTTATGATCTTGAACCGGGACAAACGTTTGTCAGGCCATTCGTTAAACAGGTCTTTGTAAAGAAAGATAAATAATCGTAAAAAATAGGGGCATAGGTGTTAAACCTATACCCCTTAATTATTCTTCAACCTTTTGAATATCCTGATAATCAATATATCTCCGTAAAGTTTTATGCTCTAATTCATTCACTTCAAATTCTACTGTGACTGTTTGCGAATTTAATCTAACAATCGTGCCAGTCCAACTTAAACACCATTGTGGCGTATGATGAGAAACAAACCCTGACGGATGTTTAATAAAGACTTTATCACCAACTTTTAAATCCATAATTCAATCACAGCCTTTTAAATTTGTGATATACATTATAGCAAAATTGTCTTAAATAGTCAATAGAATCTAAAGTTTTATATAAAGTCATGTTTTTCTAATCTTTCACTATATACACGTTTAATATTTTGAATTGCTAATACTGCTCGATTATTTTCATATTCTGGATGATCTCTACAATAATCCTCATAGAAGTCAATGTAAGAAAGCACCTCAATAAAATCCTCTCGTGTATGTGGCAATTCCCTTAGAATTTCCCGATTAAAACGAAGAATATTTGCTCTACGTTCATCTGCTTTATCTTTTTCTCTGTCATATTCATGCTTATCAAACCTTCGTTCTAAATCGTCAATCTTATTCATTACATCACCATTTAATGCTTTTCCAATAGCACGTCCAAGAGCAGACCAAGGATTAATTTTGATTTTAGATACTTCTAAGAACGTAGAAAGAACTGCTACGACTATAGCACAATAGCCAAGCAGTTCTCCTAACCGAAGTTCAGCAATCTTTTCCACCATAATTAATCACCTTCAACGACCTTTGTTGCGTCCTGAATATCCTCGATTGCATTCTTAACACCTTCAGCATCAATTTTGCCCTCAGTAATGATGTAAGTAATAACAGACATAACAGACACAACAGCACCAGCAACAGTGCTAATAGTTGTTTCATCTAAACCAAACACCATTGCTAAACCAGCCACAACACCAGCGACAGCGGCCCACAGTTTACGACTGGACAGCTTACGTACCATATTATTCATAGAATCAACCTCCTTTAAATTTGCGGACTTTCCTCAAAGTCATTTTCTACAAAACCAGCCGCTTTTGCAGCAGCAAACTTAATACCTTCTCCATCTGCTCCAGTATTTTCATGATCACTTTTATGCACGATGCTATTTAATACAATACTTGCCGCCGTACCCATTGGAGCAAATACGGCGGTATAACAGGCCAAAGCACCCATGTACTGATACTCAATACTTTTCAGCGCAAGATAAAACCCGCCCAAAAGACCAGCACATAAAAATGCCATGATCAAAAGGGCGAGTAGGTTTGTAAAACCAATATGAAATCTTTTCTTACGTCTACGTCTGGTTTTCTTTTTCCCCCGCTCTACCCTAATAATCATAATTACACCTTACCCATCATCTTAGCAAAACGGAAGAATAATGCCGCAGCCTGTTCACGTGTCAACTGATCGGCCCACATATAATTCGGAGTTCCATCAGGCAACGTACCACCACCAGAAATCAAGCCACAGTTAATTGCCCAATCACGAGCCTCCTTGCTCCATGTACCGCAATCATTATCTTGCAGTTCTTTACGTTGCTCTGCAATAACGCCCTTACAAATCTCTTTAACCTGTGCTTCAGTCATATCATCATCCTCCATTCCATTTGTTTGTTGATTAAGTAAAGTAGCCACATCATTACGAATATCATTCATTGTTTTACCGAACTTTGGGAACCAATGTAACACATCACCATGATTAGAACCTAATCCAAGTTGATAGCTGTCTTGGTGACACAAAATAGTTGGCACATTAATTTTCCCATACTTAACAGTGCCATGCGGATCAATATTAAACATCTTACAAAGATACGCAGTAATCTCACACGCTTCTTTATAGACCTTATCAAAATAATCCTTATCATTCAAAGCATCTTCACAAATTTCAAATTGAATCCAGCCATTGTTACAAGACCCATTTTTACCACTGGCACATCCCCAAGGACGATAATTCCAAGGCATTGTTTGAATAGTTGTAACTGTCCCATCAGCCAATTTGCCAATCCAACAATTTAACCCGGCTTGATGTTCAGTGTGATTCCAGTCGTTGCCACCAGTGTTCTTTCCAAGCAACTGCATCAACTGAGCATAATTCGGATCATCGGCACTTGGCTGAACATATCGCCGTAAATTAGGATTATTGGCTCCTGTGCTATGCCACAGAACACCCTTAACTTCCATTTTCCTTGTTTGTCTATAACAAGTGCTGTTGGTCATCATACATTGAAGTGGTTTATTCTTTTCCGTGTATTTCATTGAACTCCCTCCCTTCTTAGTTGCAAGGTATTTGTCATAGTAATCTTGACTATATGCAGCCCGGTCATTCTGTGCTTTAAGCCGCTGTTCCTCCGTAGCATCCTTACCTTGACTTGCTGGCCTTTCATAGTTAATAAGCATAGCATTAGAAGCCTGTCGTACAGACGTTGCGGTTTTTAAAACATTCAACACAGCAGGATAACTTGTACTTAACTCTTGATAGAAAAATTCAAGTTGCATTTCTTCATTGCCAATAGATACTTTTCTTTCTTTTGCAAAATTAAGCAAGTTCTGTTTACGACTCCAATATGTCCACTGGCACAATCCATAACCAGCTTTATCATAAATAAAGTTAGTATACGTACCATTATCAACTGCATCTGTATATTGCTGATCTGTCATACCAAATTTCTTTTCATATGTGTTCTGCAAATTGCGTGAATTTAATCCAGATTCAGCAAACAGATTACCTAATACACCAGCAATCCCAAAATCATTTAAACCCTTGCTTCTAAGAAAATTTATAATTCGCTCAATAATTGTTGCACCAATTAAGGCCATCACTATCACCTCCAGTTCACATCAGTTGATAATGTGGTTTTTCCTCTTTAAAAAGCCAATATCGTAAATAATCATCAACCACAATCGCAACAGCAGACAAAGCAATCCAAGCAAAGAAAAAAGGTAAGCAAATTTGTCCCATAATATTAAATGGCAAATTAGAATAATCCCAAATTGCAAGTTCAAGCCATACATTTAGAATCAGTCCAGCAATAAATTCAATGCCTGTTACTAAACAAGCACCAATTAATGATTGCTGTACCATGCCCATTTCCCAAGGGATATACTCATTGATTGCACCGATAGCAATAAAACAAATGCCACCAACTAAAGCCATAGTCCAATGACTGTGACCACGCCAGAGCATTTCAATACAAAAATAAATCGTGCCGCCAATCATCAGCAGCACGATCATCTTCAGCGCATTTTTAATTTTCATTTTGCACCTACCAATTTAGCAATATATTGGAGATCGAATAAAGGCGCATTATAAAATTCATAGTTCCAAAGCCAATGGTCAGCAAAATCAGAACGCTTATACTTTTGACATACAGGATCAGTCCAAACTTTATCCCATCTATCTTGATATGTAGTATCATATTCTTTTAGTTCCAGACACTTTATAATTGCCTGTGTTAAACGACCCCTTTCAAGACCATTACCATCATCATTTTGTGAAAAATAATCAAAGGCATCTTGACTTGCAACAAAGCAAATAGTTCCCTTATCACAAGTAATGTGACTGTTTACAACATTACACTCTGTTCCATAAGGGATATTTACATTGCCACATTGAGCCAATTTCTTATATCGCCTTGTCACAACGTATTTGTTATAAATTTGCATTTACACAATCTCCTTTTTATTTTAATCAAGCACTACTGTTGAACCACCAGATAAAGTAGTTAAAATCTTTTGAATCTGCGCTTGTGCAGCAGCAATATTACTTTGCATCAAAGCATTTAAATCTTCTGGCAATTCCATACCATAAACAATACCCGCTAAATCATTAACGTCAGTTGTTCGATTTACCAATACACGAAGCATATTGTTATACGTGGTATGGTATGTAATCATAGACTGAGCCGCAACATAAATTGCTACAATGTCAGATTTATTATATGTGGTGCATTCTTTTCCATCAGCATGATACGGATATTCCTCTACACCAGCCATCACAGAATAAAACATATTAGTGATATTATTCTGATCATAACTGTCCAAAGAAAAGTGTTCAGTAGTATCACCACTGTTAGATGTAGGCACATCAACGCCAGCTTCGATTGAACCATTGCAATAATTGCGAAGTTCATTCAATTTAGCTGTCCGCAATAAATTCATCATTTCGTCTGTCACAGGATTATCTTCGCTAATAGGAAAGACAGTCAGATAATCAGCAACAGTAATCTTGCAGTTCGTCAGTAATTCATTAACCTGTTCTTTGCACCACAATGCAGGATAGTATTTCTGAACCATTTCTAAAGCTGTCATATTCCATCCTCCCTTAAATAAGATTTGCCATTACTCGCATATAATCAAGTTCAGCAGTACGCTCTACTTCACTATCTAATTCAAAAACCGCAACTTGTTCACAATCCTGATAATCGGTTGAATTAGTAATGGCGTATACAATGCCACCAGCTACAATAGCGTCTGCTTCACCTTTGGGACATTCAATATTCGTATTAGTTTCGGTAACTTTCCGAATAAAAACCACTTTCTGAAATACCCCAATCAGTTTGTCACCAGACATTAATTTATACATTCTTCATCCTCCTTATCATAAAAAGTCTCACGAATTTCCCTTAATAAGTCAAACGCTTCAGCACTTTTGCTTCTATTTTTCATACGATAATCCCAGCGATCAACCAAAGGAATAAAACCATTCATATAACGTTCATAACGTGTACGATCCAATTCTTCCATTTTGGCCTCATACTCTTTGGGAGATGTAAAATAGAACCACCCAATCTCATAATTCCATCTTGCATCTAAAGTACATTTGAACTTCTTATCCCATTCAGCCAATTCTTGTTCAAATAGACTGATAAAATACAAATCCATATCATGTACTGTTTTATAACTATCACACCTTGCAGCGTGTGACCGCCAAGATTGATAAGAAGTAAACACATCTTCTGCGCTCATTTTTCCTTCATCAACCCATCCACGAAAAATTTTTAACTTGCGCCGAATTGCCTTAATGCTGTTACGGCTCAATTTGATAACAACTTTTCCTGTAGGTTCTAAGCGAACACGCATTTTAAGAAATTTAAAACTGTGATTTTTAAATGGAGTTATTTTGCACTTCTTTTCATTTAGTTCAATTCCCATTTCGTTAGAGAGTTCAACCAAAGTATCATGTAATCCTTTTAAAAACTCCAAAGAATCACTTATTACATATCCATCGTCCATATATCTCGCATATCCATGAACTCCAAGTTTGTCTTTGATGTAATGATCAATCGGGCTGGCATAATCTAAAGCAATATTCTGTGATACTTGACTACCTAATCCAACGCCACGAGGATTGTCCGGGTCATGTTCCACGCCACCCAATTCTAAGAAATCATCAATTAATTGACAACCAATTTCCTGTAATTTGGGATCAAGAATATGTTTCTTTAAACGTTCTTTCGCTTTGTCATGTGGTATCGAAGCGAAATATCCATGAAAATCAAATTGATAAATTCCACCTTCCAGACCATATAAACGATAATGATGATGCAAGAACTCAACAAGCCTTTTTAACGTCATGTCCATGCCCTTATCAGGCAAACTTGCACTATTATCATAAATGAAACTTCTGGAATAGGCTTCTGTCATGAGTTCATCACAATAACATTTTTGAACACTACGATCCTGAATAACCAAAGAATTAATATCTCGTTCTTTTCCGTGTTCAATAGTTTTGAAATGTTTGAACCCACCAGATTCATACTTGCCGTTGAGAACTCGATCTTGCAAAGATTCAGTCTGCGTCAAAAGCACTGACTTGAAATTGATAGTAGAGGTTTTCCAGTTCACTCCTTCGCAGCAGTTTTCACCAGCGTCCCACATATTATCAAAGTCAAACACATCCTCAAATGCCTTGCCGCAGACTGGTCTTGCTTTTTCTTCTCGTTCTCTTTTACGTCTTTCGTATCTTTTCTGTTTTCTTTCCTCACTTGTCATATTGCCAAAGAACAAATCCTTTCCGTATAGCCTTATCATTCACTGGCGAATACGTCTACGCATCACAACCGTATCCGTTGACAGCTTCCGATACTGATTTACTAAGCTACGTAACTATGCACCTATGAAATTTAAGGGAGCAACGTGCCACGGATCATCAGCCGAAGCCAATTACCGCAAGAAGGAAATGGGATGCTACCTCCTTCCGACACACCGCTCAAATCAGCAAAATGTCAATAAACCATGCAAGCAGCGTCCAGATGCAAGTATCGAAAAAGTGTTTTAGGATGCCATCAGGCAGAGCCACGGCATACATCCTCCTTCTGAAATAACGGATATTGTTTTCACCAGTAAAGGCCAGTATTATTTCAAGCCATTAAGGGCTACTAAGTCTAATCCAAGTTTGTGTACTAAATTTGATGCACCACAAACAGCTTCAAGAATCCGGGGCGACCCCATTGGAATTGCCAGAGTTGTTGTTGTTCGGAGAACCGTCAGTGTTGACATTGCAGAAATTGTTCGTGTTGCCAGCATAGACAGAACGCAGCCACCAATTCGCAGGGGGTTTTATCAGGATGTAACCGTTGTCGGCAATTATTCTTTTGTAGAATCCTCTATGTCAAAAATATCTTCTGGTAAAACTACCTCACTTTCATTGGCAATCTCATTTGTTTCATCTTTCTTCTTTGGCTTGGGATTACCGTCACGCTTGATGTATTCCCAAAGTTCCTGTTTAAGATAATCTAAGAACTCGCAGAAGAATTTGAAATTAATGATCTTACTCCAAGATTTCTTGCTCTGATACTTTTTATAACGTTTCTTATCAGATTCAATGATTCCTTTTACCAGAGCCGCTTCGTAATTCAAAAGCCTTGCCCATTCTTTAAAGATTCCAGAAGTTTTCTTTTTGTCCCCAAGAAAATTATTTCCTTTTAGCACCAACGAAAATGTCACAGTAAGCAAACCACTTAATGCAAAAATTGCGGATCGTGCTTTAGCGAAATATTCTTCTCGAAGATTAAATTCTGTTTCCATCATATTGTTATGAATATAGATGGAGTTAGCCCGTAATACATCCTCATGAATTTCCAACGCAAGCCGGGTAATATCGTTGGTCAGACAAAACCTGTAAGATTTTGGGAACTTCTTAACTTGTTCCAGTGTATATGTAGCTAATTGTTGCGCCACTCGAATGAATTCAGCTTTTGATTCATTGCGCTTAGAAGCGTAGACAGACATTGATGATCCTCCTATTTATCATATTTAGATTATTTGCCCCACATCTAAGCAGATATGAGATTGTTTTCTCAACCCGCCCTTTATGTTAGCAGATTAGTTTCTCATTGTCAAGGGCAAATTGAGAAAATTTTCTAAGATTAAGGGTAAACCGTTCATCCCCCTTATCTGTCCCGGCTTGCGCCTTAGACAAGATAGGGGGATTCACTGATTAGCTTAAACACAGAAAGCCG